CGTACCACCATTACCATATGTGGCTACAGATTCAGCGCGAAACAGAAACCCAGAGTCACCACCTGGGTAAACTGGCTGCACCAGTCCCGAGCCACAAGGATCTACAAGGAGGCGAGCGTACTCCAAACCTCGTGCATCCAACATCCTACGCTGCTTCCCAAGCAGCTGCGCCACAGCAGGCTTAGCCTTAACCGGGCGTTTCACTTTCGACTTAGATTTCACCATTATACCAATTCAGGCAACACTGAATAGTCCGCCAAGACTATTTCTCGATGGGTGACATCAGTAGCAATGACCACACTAGCATAGTATGCCTCCAGCTGTAACTGGGTGGTCGGAAGCATGCCAAACGCTTCCCAAAATGACACACGCACCTCATCGGTGATCCCCACGTACTCACGGTTCATGCCTTTCGCAAGGCGAAAGAATCCGCTTTCCAAGGCAGGGTGTTTGCCAATTTGTTTGCCTCCGCCATTACGAATCAGTGATGTGTAGAACTCCTGTAACACTGGGATGCCGCCAGACAGACTCAGCCCACAATGGCCAACAGCATCCATCCAGCCACGGGCAACATCAGCCCGCCCAGCATCCAAGAAAGTCATTACGTCCTTAGAAATGCACTTCCAAGGATTCCTCGTCATGACCCAGCGTACTCCGTCCCACACAGGTTGAGTCTGGCAAAACTCAACCTTCTCGAATACATAGGCCGGCTCCTCAACTTTCATTGTGAAACCGACCTCGAGAAACCACTCCTTCAACCCAGAATTAAAGCGATGCAAGTCACATTTCTCAACGATGACAACACAATCATCACCGTTATTGGCAAGTTGGTGCCGAATGCCCTTCTCAGAGCAATAAGCCCACACCATAGCACACATCAGTAAGCAATTGCCAAGACTTGTGTTCATGTCACCAGACATGCGACACCCTTCGACACTGTACTTAATGTGGCCATCAGTTGCCCGACCAATGCCAGAGTTAGATAACTGCCATGATAGCAGCCGCCTCAACTCAACCTTG